ACTATATTTTTTTGCATCATATTAATCAATTCATCTAAAGCAGAACTATCGTTTTTACTTACTCTCCACATCAAAATCCTAGTGGCAGGACCATATTTACCATCTTGTTTAAAAGTCATTGCATCATGTAAACTACGATTACGAGCTGCTTGATCGTTTATAACTGCAGATATTAAATCGCTATGTGACTTACTTGCTGCAGCAGACGTCGCCTTTTTAGGTGCTTTACTGAGGTGTGGATTAGGTTCACTACCATCAATTACTACACTCCAAATTTCCATTGGGTCCACATTCTTAAATTCTTGTGTACCTCTACTAACAAACTTATAATCCTTTATCTTAGGATTGACTAATCTATATACAGCATCAGTCATTGTGACTCCACCATAATCCGCAAGACTTTCTGTACGAGCAGCAAGGTTTACAGCATCTCCCATAAGATTAGTACCATATATCCATACTTCACCGACATGCATACCTATACGCCAGCGCATACCATTATTTAATTTTTTCATACGTGCTTGCATTTCTATGCCAAAACGAACAGCATCAACTGCGCTGGCAAACTCAATGAGTACGCTGTCTCCCCCTGTATTGAATAGACGACCTTTACTGGCATCTATTAAGGGATCAATAACAGCCCTGCAAGCATCTAACTTGGCTAGTGTTCCTGCTTCATCTTTTTGCATTAAACTACTATACCCAATGACGTCACTACAAATTATTGTAGCTAGTTTAGTTTCCATTTAATTCTTCCCTGCGCCAATTATAATCTGGGTAACATTGTCTAGGAGCTATTTTCTTATCTATAGTAATTACCCATATGTATTCGCACATTCTTTTAATAATTTCAGTATTGGCTTGTATTCTTTTATCTTGTGATTTTAAACTATTTTCTAAAGCAATATTAGTTTCCTCTAATTTTTTAATAAGAGCATTCTGTTTTTCTAATTGGATTTCTAAATTATTCTGTTGATTAAGTACTACATTAGGTTGAACTTGAATATCTAATTCTTTAGATGATGTTTTAAAAGTCATCAGAATTAATACTAAGGCGGCGATGGACAATAATAAGACTAAGGAATAAACTGGTTTAGACTTTATCCATGCTAAAACTAATTCATGTCTAGCCATCTTCAAATTTCTAACTGATCGAGTATAAGGTTTTCTAGGCATAAGAGTTATCCATAAATCTATAAATAATTAATAAAAGTATTTATAGTAAAGGAAATAAAATGGCAGAAGAAAAGAAAGTACCAACACGTAGTGAACGTGAAGCAGCCATCAAGGATAAGGCTGGTTTTGTAATTGTTTTTCTTGCAGCACTATTAGCTATTAATACTATGATAGGCGGGTCTAACAGTAGTAAAATTCAAAACAATACCATACAAGCCAATAATATGTGGGCATGGTATCAAGCAAAAAATGTTCGAGGTGTATTATATGAAATAAATGCTGCTGAAACACAAATCCCAGCTAATAAGGAAAAATTCGAAGCTGAAGCTAAACGCATGAGTGATGATAAGAAAGATATTATGGAAAAAGCTAAAGCTCTAGAAGCAGAAAGAGATGAGGCTAAGAAACGTAGCCCATGGTTTACCTGGGGTGGTAGCATTCTTCAAATAAGTATTGTTCTTCTTACTGCAAGTATTTTAGCTGCTAGTATGCCTATGTTTTATGTTAGTACTGTAGTGGGCGCACTTGGTAGTTTAATAGTTAGCCAAGCATTATGGATGTGGCTTCCATGGTAAAAATACTTGCTTTAGTTAGCATAGTATTTTTAGTTGGTTGCGCTGACAGATATAGGTATCCTTGCCAAGATCCAAATAACTGGAATGAAAATTTTTGTAAAAAACCCTTATGCGAAATTAATAGATCGTGTCCAGAACATATCTTCAAGGAAGATTTGATGAACGGTAGTATAAATAGAGACAAGGATTGTAGACGATGAAGGATATTTTAGATAAAATCGTCGGTGAACCGAGTAAGGAAGAAGTAGATGACCACCCTAAAAGAAGTCGTAAAGGCGAACGTTATACAGAAAATGAACTCATGGTACGGCTTAAGTTCATCATTGGGTGCTGCTTGGCCTTCACTCTTATTGGGATTGTTTTTACAGTTCTTTATAGTATTATGTTTGTCACTCAGCCTCTTAATGCTATTAGTCCCATAGACCAAAAATTTTTCGAATTGATTATTCCTGTAGCTACATTCTTATGTGGTACTTTGTCTGGCATTATGCTTGCAGGTACAGGTAAGGAAGCTGCTATGGCAGGAGCAAAAGCAGCAGCTGACCAAGCAGCTAAAGAAGCGAAGGATAAGGAAAATAAGTAACCTACTTAATCAAATAATAGACATATGGGTAGCATATAGCCTAATATGGATATATGCCCCATATGTTATGATGCCTAACGATATAGATAATTTAAAATGTTAATGGATGCGGGGGAAGGAATCGCACCTCCGACCTGTGGATTATGAGTCCACCGTTCTACTTCTGAACTACCCCGCGATAGACTACTTACCTTGACCTCTATACTTCTTATAAGATCTCTTGGTATGTTTATTCATGGTAGCAGTTTTGCTACCATTCTGCCTTGTTCTTTTTTCAACTGATTTGTGTTTCTTTTCTGTAGTCATTTTCTAATATCCTTTGAATATCTGGATCAATTCCATTACCAACATTTATAGCTTTTTTATAAGAAGCATCTGTTCTTTTTTTATCCTCATTAGTAATGGTTCTTGTACCACATTCATCACAAATAGAGTAGTAAAAATAATGCTTAACCGGGCCACCGACCCATTTGTAATTAGTTTCTTTTACTTCTGAATATTCAACTAATTTATTTTTACATTCTATCGGAGAGCATTTAGGTTTATTTGTAATGGGATCAATATAAACTACAGGTCCATGCTTTTGTTTTTTCATGACTTCTTAATTAACTGAATACCTGATCCAAAAATTTTATTGTAATTGTTATACAACTCTTCAGCTGGCTCTGCTTCCCATACTATAGATCTTTTATCTATAACTAGCTCATGATTTTTGGTGTAACCAGCATAAGGAATAAGACCCATTCTATGCTGCTCCATTGTTGATTGAGCAGGCAAAATAGCAATAGCACATGGTTGTTCTACTTTTAATTTATCATCTTTTAAATCAGTAATCTCACCAATTACTTCTTCACCAGTGATTATTTTCATAATTTTAATCATAATTTCTCCAGGTATTCAAACGCTTGCATTTCATCAATAAAAACTACTAACGAATATTCTAAAGACTTCTTATTTATAGAATGAATTAGAATTTGATTGTCTAGAGAACTGATTTTTAATATGCAATCCCCTAGACTAATCGTATCAAAAGTACAAATTTTACCTTCTACTGCCACTTACGCTCTCTAATAATTTTTTGTACTTGTCTATCAATTCTCATTTGCCTACCTTTAATAATAGAACATACGACATTTTTGATAGTTTTCATAGTAAGCCTTTCTGTTGTAAAATTTTTTCTCTATAGCTAAAATCGGCTCGATCTATACTTTTTGCTAAATATAATTCTGCCTGTGATTTAATTTTAAATTTTTGCTTTAGCCAATTCGTTAGTTTACAATCAGATGTTGATATCATTATTCTTCTCAGTCAAGAGTTGCTTTTTGCTTGTCTTCGACTCAGTATCTTTTACTTCAATTTTTTTAGGCTTTTTATGTTCAGGAATAATTTTTTCTAAAGCGATTTTAAGCATACCATTCATCATAGCAGCATCATTGATTTCAATGTGCTCATCAAGTAAAAAGGTACGAGTAAATGCCCTATTAGCTATTCCCTTAAACAGGAAATTATCATTATCTTCCTGTGCCTTACCTGAAATAATTAACTTATTATCTTCAAAGGTAACTTCAATATCAGATTTAGCAAAACCTGCGACGGCAAGTTCAATAACATATTTGTTATCTTCTACTTTTTTGATATTGTATGGAGGATAGTTAGGAATATTTTTAGTTAGGTCGTCATGGAATTTTGCCATGCGATTATAGGTCTCATCAAAGCCGACAAGAAACTTGTCCATATCTTTAAACATATCGAAAGGTCCGTTTTTAAGTACTAAAGTCATTTAAGTTCTCCTATTTAGCGAGATAAAAATTGCCAACCCTTATGGCGTTGGCACCAGTGGATATTTGAATAGCCTTCACTGGCATGCTATTTCCCATCCCGGGAATATAATTATTTATACCGTAGATTGCTTCTTTTTGCCAATATTATACTTTGTTTGTAGATCCCATTCATCCTTTTCTTTAAATGCTATTATTTTTATCTGTGATAAAGGAGCTACATCCTCAAATAGTTTAGCATTCAAGACTTTTACCAATCCCCAATCAACTAATAATTTAGATATAGTATTTCTTCTCTGTAAATCATTATCAGTTAGATCCGCTTGTTTTCCATCTAGAGCAAACAATTCTTTAAAGTGAACAATAAAATATCTACCTTGCTTATGTAAAATATGGCAAGATTGATAAAGCACTTTATCTTTTCTAGAGGCTACACCGATTCTAGTTAATGTTTCTCTGACCTTTAAAAAATCGTCAGGGTGTGTTAAGGTAACTTCCAAAGGAGCATATCCAGGAAAGTCAATATGAAAAAGTTCATCCGCCATTTTTTCCACCTTTATACAATCTTGTTCTTATTATTTCAATTTGTTCATCACTAAGAAGCGGAAGAATTTGCCGGGCCTTTTCTTTGCTATATCCATAGTATTCCCGAATAACTTCTAGCGCTTCAATCTTTTCAGCCTTCAACCATTTATTGAATCTTTTTTTAGGCCTTATTATATTTATTAAGAACGAAAATTGAAGTATTTTATCAAGATGGGGTCTCGAATTCATTTCATTCGCAGGAATTATAGTGTCCTGCCCATAAGACAAGCCTTTGTTTACTATAAATGGATTATATTGTTTTTCTGACCAATCATCTATAATCAAATTTTCTTTAGAATAATGTATCGCATTTATAAAATCAAAAGGAGATATTTTAGGTGTTTCATATTTTTCTTCTACGTATTTTACTACAGGGTCTCCAAATAAGTTATTATCTTTACTAACTGTTTTTTTCATAATCTAAACTCCGGATTCTCATTCACTAGTGCAACTATAGCTTGGGCAAGATAAATTACTTGTTCCTCAGACAATTTTATATTATACGATTTATCCAATATGTGAATAATTTCATGTATAGTAGCAATATGCTGGGTGGTTTCTGTAGCATCCTTATTGATTTTTATAATTTGATTATTAAAATCGGCTGATCCTAACAAACCATTTAATTCATCTGCTGATACATTTGCTATTGTATAATCTATACCTGCTATTCTTAGTTTCATTTAAATTCGACGGATGCCATAATCTCAGTAAGACATGCTACTAGATTAATTTCTTGATCAGCGCAAAATGCGCTTTTATATTGATAGTCTGCCAGTATTAAAACCAATTGTGGTACTTGAACTACCTGTTCTGTTAGAGTATCATAAACTTTTCTAATGATATTTGCTGGGTCATTATCTAGATTATTTACTACCCAAGCCCTCATTTTCTTCCAATCTTTTTCCTTTAAAGATGATAACAGCTCAGCCATATTAGCTTCGCCCATATTGACCAGAATACCCTCATCAATTTTTCCAGACACCGAGTAACGCTGCAATTCATTAAGAATACGACGATAATCAGGAAAATGCTTCTCAATTACTTTTGCTATGACTTTGGGATCCGCTGCAATGTTTTCTATGCTGAGTATTTCTGTTGCTCGCTTAAAAAATTTAGCAGCTATTTTTGGCTTATCCTCCTTAGGTAACTTGAATTCTATGACGGTACATCTAGAATGCAATGGAGGAATAATTCTATTCTTAAAATTACAAGTAAAAATAAATCTACAATTCGCAGAAAATTCTTCAATAAATGCTCTAAGAGCAGGTTGAGTTGAATTAGGATTTAGATAATCTGCCTCATCTAAAATTACAACTTTTGTTTTTCCACTAAAAGAAACAGTAGATGCAAACTGTTTTATCTTAGTTCTAAGAACATCAATCCCCGATTCTTCTGATCCATTTATAACAATATAATCTGTTTTAAGTTCTTCACATAGTGCTCTTGCTACTGTAGTTTTACCGACCCCAGCAGAACCGCACAATAGCATATTTTGTATTTCACCCTTGCTAGTCATTTCCTCGAAGATCTTTTTCTGATCAGCAGGGAGAATACAATCACTTAATTTTCTAGGGCGATATTTCTCAACCCACAAAAATTGATCCTCACGATATTCCATAACAACTCCATAATTTATTTTACTTCAAAAGCGTCAACTCTAACACGAGGTACTGTTATAAATCCAGTATCTCTAAGTGTACTACCATATTCATCTTTAATATGATGTCTATGCTGAAGTTCTACTTTCCAAATTTTATTTTTTTCTGGATCATAATATTCCATGACTTGGAACTCATGTTTATGTAAAAGCATTACTCACCCCAGAATTTTTTCTTATTTAAAAAACCTAGTTGTTCGAGCAGTAAAACCATATCCCAGGCTTTGCCGATAAAATTATGTTGATAATCGTTCCAATTATCCTGAGACCCTGTCTTTCTCTCAGACATAATCTTCGCGATATACTCAATATTTTCTTTGGCTTTTTCAGTCATGATTACACCACTGAATCTGGTTCCATAGCAATATAATATTCAATTGCCTTTGTCTCATGCTTAAAGTGCATGAATTTTTTCTTGGAAATAGTTACAGTGTACGCATCGGGAATGATCTTGAAGTTCTCAACTGCAACGTGACATTCAAAATCCTCAAGTCCTGGACCAATAGTTTTCTTGTAGGTATTTGCAGTATCGTTTTTCTTATCACCAATAGTTAAACTTACTTGTTGGTGTTTACAAGACACAGTAATTGTTGGAGCAGAAGTAATGGCAGCTGCCTTCATAATCATTTGTACATCTTCAGCTGTTAGTTTAAACTGAAAATGATTATCCAATTCAATACTTTTATCTGGTGCTGCTACAATAACGCCTGCGTTGGAATAAAAATACTCAAACTTACCACCATCTTTAGAGATGGTCAACGACTTATCACCAAATTCTACATTCTGATTCTCCATTAGAGTCAATAGAGCAAGTAATGAGTTTAAATCATAGATCGGAACTTCTACAGGAAAGTCTTCAGTAACATTAGCTTTGGCAAAAATATTTTTTGCTGTACTAATTGTTGATAAGGATTTACCTTTTCTAATTAGAATATTGCTATTTACACTAGCAAAATTTTTTAAAATTTCAATTGTTTCTTTACTAATTTGCATAATAACCTCACACAGGATGATAATCAAGTTCTTTTACTTCTTCAGTTTCTAGATCATGCACATATAGCATAATTAATGCATAGTGTAATATCTTTAGTATATCTTTCCTATTCCTTCCGGCTTTCTTTCCATATCTTTGTGCGTATTTTATTATATTACCCACAGTATGACCAATACCATGCCCAGAATCAATAATAAATTCAGTAGTTTGAATGTTTCCTTGTGCATAATGTTCTGAGTAAGTTTTGTCTACATAAGTTTTTAATTCTTGTAATAATTCTAATTCATTGTATTTGTACATATAAGCTCATCCAAAATAGTATAAACACTTTTTTTACTAACGTATCCTAAAGATACAAGTTTGTTGTTATCCATATACATAGATTTGACTTGAACATTTTTATGAAATTCTGGTTGTACCATGGATTTAACTAGATGTGATCTATTGAGTTTACTAGAAACGTAATTGATCAAGTCAGCAAATCGTATTGGTGTACCATTGCCTATATTATAGATTTCATTTACTTTTCCATTTTTAAGTACTAAATCTATTGCTTGGCAAACGTCATCTATAGAAATGTAATCTCTATAGAAATCACCATTGTCATAAAGTTGTATTTCATTTCCTTCTGATAATTCTCTAACTAAATATGTAAGAGCATTCTTTCTTTTGGATACTTTTGTATCATGGCCTCCAATCACATTTGCTAATCTTAATATTCTATATTTAAGATTATGTGTCTCACAATATGATATGAGTAGTTGTTCGGCTGCTCTTTTAGTTATAGAATAAAATCCTTTCGGATCACAATAGGAATTCTCTCTTGCAGGAAGATCTGTGTCTCCATATACAAACCAAGAACTTATAAAATTAAATGTTATGCTATTAGAATACGGTAAATTTTTAAAATTTTCTAGTACTCTAATTAGGGTGGTCAAATTAGTTTCAATATCTAGATAAGGATTAATTTTAACATTATAGTTATCAATAGTAGAAATAGTATAAAGTATACTACTACAATCTTTACTTGGAACTAAACTATTTCTTTCTTGTACTATACACTTATATTTATTAGCAAACTCTTTTCCTACATATCCATACCCAAATAAATTTACCATTTGTTTATTACTTCCTCAATATATTTCAAAACAGGTTCAGTAAAAACTGGTGTGCAGCCTAAAAAGAAAACATGGGACAAAGCCTTATTTGCATTTGGATATTCTTTATAGTCCCCAAGATGTTTATAACCCGGATGCAAAAGAATATTTCCAGCAAAATAACTTCTAGTTTGTATCTTATTTCCCTCAAAATGCGCTACTAACATTTCCTTTAATTCTTGTGATTCACAAATTATTGGAACGCCGAACCAACTAGGATCTGATTCTGGAAGATAGTTTGCTACTCTTACTCCATCAATTTTGGATAAATATGATTCTATCATATGCTTATAAAATCTTCTCTTATAATCAATCATATCCATTTTAGATAATTGTACTAGTCCAATAGCGCCTTGCATATCCAATGGTTTTAAATTATAGCCAATATTACTAAACACATACTTATGATCAACTATTCCATCATATTGATCTAACCAATAATCAAATCTTTTACCACACGTCCCGCATAGTAACGTATTATTAGCTCCCACACAGTAACAATCTCTTCCCCACCAAGAAACACTACGAACTATATTCATAAAGTCTTCAGCATTAGATGAAATCATACCACCTTCACCAGTAGATATATGATGTGCTGGATAAAAAGAACATGACCATGCAAAGTAATATTCATTAATATGTTTGTAATTAAATTTTGTTCCTAGGCTATCACAATTATCACCAATCAACTTTAATCCATACTTAGTGCATATGGCATCAATTTTGTCCATATCAGGAGGATTGCCTAATACAGGAGACACAATTATAGCTCGCGTTCTCGATGTAATAGCCTTTTCAATTAATTCAACATCAAAGTTTAAAGTATCCATTTCAATATCAATGAATACGGGCTTAAGATTATTTTGCACTATTGGAGCAATAGTTGTTGGGAATCCTACAGGGGATACAATAATTTCATCGCCATCCTGCCAATCAAAATATTTCTTTAATGCGGTAATCATTACTAAATTTGCTGATGATCCTGAATTGACCATATGACTAAATTTAGTATTAAACATCTTAGCAAAGGTATCTTGAAATTCTGCTACCTTTTCTCCTGAAGGTAACCATGCACCCTCGGTAAATGCCTTCACTCCTGCTTCTATTTCTTGATGATCCCAATAAGGTCCAGAATATAATACTACGTCTTGACCAGGTTTGAAATTTTCATAATTTTTAATGTATGGTGGTAGTTTCATGGTGCTGGAAAATATTTTAAAATTTGTTCAACAATATGTGGAGGACTTACTTTATAAGAATCAGAATGACCATTAGGGCCCACAAATCTAGGTTTTATAATTTTATTAGTAGAATAAGGATTCATTTTAAAATCATGTTTTTGCCTAACACGGAACGACCATTCCGTGTCCTCATCTTGCCCCCATACTCTAACATTATCAAGAGGATATTCTTGCATGAACCTCTTTTTTGCTACCCAAAAAGATCCATTAACATACTGATATTTAGACAGATGAGAAATATCATAAGGAATAAGTGAAGGCGGTAAGTCATTTGGATCAGTGTATCTTAAAAGTTCATCCATCTTAGCAGCATTAGGAGGTTGTAAATCTGCAGGCAATTTACTATTCCAAGGCCAAATAATCCAATCTCGCCACCTTTTATCATCATGTGTTAGTACCTTCGTTACACATACTTTGAAGTCATCACCGAACTTTAGAAATCCCTCATACCAATCTGACATATAAATTTTATAGTCATGCGAGTATGTTACATTTTCATATTTCGCTAATTCAGTTATAATATTCTTTTTTCTTGTAATCCATTGAGGCTTAATTTCCTCATTAAAAGGTACTACAGTAGTCCTGTCTCTTTTGACCTTAGACGTGCCTACAACAATGATTTCATATTCTGGAACATTGAGAGCTTCAATACTATCTATAATTCTATCTACTCTTTCATCAGCACCATCTTCAAAAACACCTCTGGTGATAACACCAAAACTAAATTTCATAAATTATCCTTTGCCCATAAAATACATTCATCCACATTTTTATATAAGTATGCTTTACCTCCAGCGTTTTTCCAATCATTATAATTACTTTCCCTATCATCTATTAATACATCATTAGAGGTTCTCAAATGTCTCCATTTATCGGTACTAAAAGGACCAAAGAACACGGGATAATCTGGAAAATATTTTTGGGCCCAATTCACTTTATCATAAAAGGCCCATTGCATATCATTGTTTCTGGGAACAGCAGTAAGTAGATATATAGAATATGAATTTTTATAACTTGATAAAAACTCCATCAGTTTATAGGCGCCATCTTTTACTTCCAAGTCTCTGTACAATCTAGGATTCTCTTTTAATTTTGCCCAAGTTAAATTTTCGTATCTTACTTCATTGAATTGTTTGCCTAAAATTTTAGTTGAGTATTGTTTAAAATCAGCTAAAACATCATCCATGTCTACATAGATATTCATAAATTTTTCTCGTAATGATTAAATAAATTTAAAATCTCAGCCTCAACTAAAAATGGCAAGTCTTTAATCTTATCTCTCAAAATCATATATTCATCACTTCTAAATAGATAATGACCTGCCATTAATACTTTATCATTATCATTACCATATTGATGCCATTTTCTCCATTTGCCACTGTTAAGTACTGCTTGAGCAAAATTGTTCCATTCAGCTTTTAGATTATTTCGTTTACAATAATTACTTGTGACAATTGTCTGAATAACTCCTAGCTGAGGAGCTATATTTAATGCATGCACTCCTGCAATTTTTCTGAGATTAATCTGTTCTGCAGACAGGTAATCTGCATTGTGTTCCTTCAATCCAATTCCCGCATCGTTAGCGAAAGCTACTAGTTCTTTGACTGTTTCTAAATCAAAATTACCTGCTTGCCTTGTTTCCATAACAAGGCTTCCTGTCTGCGCAACAACATAAGTCATATTAGAAAAATGTTTAGCAAATTTTACATCTGATTTATAATTCTTTATGCCTGCTGCTACACCTATATTTTCTTCAGTTCCAAATTCAAATAGAATACTTGGGTTCAACTTGATACAAAATTCAATTAAATCTTCAGCAGTTTTATAGACATCACTACATCTAGAAGTGTCTATATGGATAAGATCAAATCCAGATTCGATATCCTTAGCAATAGTTTTCTTAGTTGCTTCTATAGCATCAAATTCACTTAAATTTTTTTCTGTATCTAAAAAGTAAGGTCCACAATGATCTCTACAAAGTAGTAGATTCATGGATTTAAATGGTGCTAGAATATTTTCTAATTCTGCAGATTTACAAACATATCCTGAATCTGCATCTATTTGATTTCTGCTAGCAATAACCATTAAAGGCGATCCAATACTTATTTTACCAAGAGCAACTATTATCTCATGGCTCATTGGACCAAGACCAAGTCTAAATTTATTCATTTAATTCTTTTTCTAATTTATCATATACAATCATTTCTGGTCTTATACCAGTATAAAGTTCAAACTGTTTTTTAAAATGAGATCTATAAAATTTTTTACCAGAATAATAATCTATATCTTGACTTAGTAGTGTCAATTTATTTTTGTTTATACTCAGATCAATTATTAATTTAACATCTTTAGGTAAATACTTCAATGGACTTTTATCCTCAAGTGTACCTAATGATGTACAATTTACTACGACATCTGTTCTTTCATGTCTATTATCCCAATTATTCAAACTTCTAGAATATACCTTTGTATTATATCCATACCCTTTTAGAATTTTATCGTATATCTTCCCCATACTTCCATTTCCTAAAACAGAAACATCTGATAAGGGAACAATAGTCGAAACAGAATTTAGAACTCCATGTACATCAGTATTCTCTCCGTGATACCTACCATTTTTACGAATAATGGTATTACAACTTTCATATTGCTCTACATCTTTTGAATAACTATCTAAAAAATTAATTACTTCTTTTTTGAAAGGCATACTAATGCTAATACCATCTACTTCTTTTTCAAAAGCATCTTTTAAGGCTTTTTCCAAATTATCACATTGTAATGATATATAAGTAGCATCTATTTCATGATGCTTGAAAAGATTATTATAAAAGTATTGTCCTAGCTTACTAGGCTTTTTACTTAAACTTATAAAATTCATTGCTTATATGCTCTAATAGAGATTATTTTATTTTTCTCAAATTCTAGTACATCAACTACCTTCAATTGAAGATTATCTAATAATATAGTTATTTCTGCCATACAACAACTTTTATCCATAGTCATTCGATTTATATCAATTTTAATCTTTTCAAAATTACTAAAGATATCAGACACTGCATTGAGAACAGTTTCCTTACCTACCAGATCCAAATTCCAATCTATAAGTTGCACATTGTCACTAAGTATTTCTGACACGCCATCTAAATTTTTTGTCTCAAAATCATGGAAATACTTTATTACCTCAAACATCATTTTCTAACTCCTGAAATAATTTTATACCTAGATACCATAGAAAAATATCAAAAGGTGCACTATGTAAAGGAGCCATATTCCAAAATATAATAGGTACTAAAGTTTTCACTTTTTGGTAATCTAGTTTGTTATCAAGTATAAATTGTTTCAATTTTTCTTGATAAACTTCTATGTGATCTACATTTGGAATACTTAAGGTAGCTACATTATGTTCCATTTCAATATTAAAATTATGATTCTTTATGTCTGCATAGTTTATAATTAACCCGCCCATTAGCTTAGCTAGATCATAATATAGATCACCCTCCATAACTAACCCAGCAAATTCATGTCTCCAATCTATTATTTTGAATTCGCCTTTTTTGGTAATTATAATATTATCAAATTGTAGATCTCCGTGAGTAAATACAGCTAAAGCCGTATCAGCTAGCCTATCCCATTTAATGTTGTTTAAATAGAACTTGTAATCTTTTACTGCAACACCATCAACAAAATTTACTGAAGGAAGTGTTGGATATTTTTCTAGAAACTTATTTATTCTAAGTAATGATTTATTCTTATAGAATTCTAATGATTGTTTTTTAATGTCAGTTTTAGACTCAACCCATACATTATTTTTTAACCAAGATAATAATTCATTAAACATTACTGGATTGTTAAAACTATAAAGCGTCTCACCTTCACAAAAATCATATCCTAGAAAGTTTCCGGATTGTGTGCAGTTATCAGGAAATACATTCTTATTAAAAGTAGTCTTTAAATGTTTCTTAATAGGAATAGATTCATCTACCCACCATTTTACTACTCTGTTTTCTAGTATATAGGTGATCTCATCTTTTTTAGTAAAATCAAATTTTTGCGATTTACTTAAAGCTGTTTGATAGATATCCGGATTGCCAAAATCTAACCAAGTAGGAAGCAATGCTGCCTGATCCCCCTCTTCTATTAATTTAATGAATTCTGTACTATTAAGATTTTCTAATCTATAGAAAAAATCTTGATAATTACTAATATACATCAAACCCGTAAAAGCTTTCCAATCTTCAGGTGCAGTTTGCTTAAAGGTTATTTGTTTTATTTTATACAAGGAATCAATCTCAATCATAGTATAATGATGAGACATAGCTTTCGGAACGTCTTTTACAAAATATAAATCTTCTCCCTCATTAGCTTGAACTATAGGAAGAGTTTGCATATAAGTATCACATGGTACATACCAAAAAGGTGAGGATACTAACTCACCACATTTTAGTAATGTTATTCCTGTCCCACTATTTTCACTATACCAATCATCTATTTCCAAAAATTCAAAGTATTTGTCTGGATAAGCAGTTAACAAATAGTCTTTAACTTGTTTTCCAAGATATCCTAGTGGAATAATAAACCTATTATCTCCAGGAAAACAGTCTATAATGTGAGAAATAACAGGCTTATTTAGATAAGGCAATAATGCTTTGTTTAAATTTTTTGTTAGATTCCCCATTCTGCTGCCTAGACCGGCAGTGGGAATTATAATAGTTTCACTGATGCTCACTTTCTATTCTTCCGTGTGTTCTTCCTTGATCATCATGCAATCGAATAACATCATCTAAATGATTAGTACTACATTCAATAAATTCCAAATCAGTAATAGCTTCAACTCGATGTACTACCCCTGGAGCCATATCATATACATCGCCGGCTTGTACTTCTATTTCTTCTAACGTAATCATATATTCTAAAAGTTGTTCTTCGGTAAACCCATCCTTTAGATATCTATCTATATCTAATTTTTCCTTACTTCTATAAAGTTTGCCTTTACCAGATAGAACATAATTAGTTTCATATTTTTCTTGATGTACTTGTAAACTTGTTCTATTACCGGCTTTAAATAAAATGCGCTTTAGTGCGTAGGGTGACTTAGTTCCATCTGCTATCCAAAGTTCATGTCCCCAATGTTTACTTACCTTTTTTATTGTCATATATACCTCACATTGTCGCAAGATTTGCAAATACTACATTTAGAAAATTCTGCTGTTTCGTTTATAGCGATAATATCCAGTAATTCTTTATTTTTAAATATATCTTCCCAGTCCTGTTTAATTAGATTTCCTATAATATGTTTTAAATCATAATCCATACAACATAATACTACATCTCCGTTAGGCAACAAAACATTTCTATCGAAAAACGGTGTAGAAGCGCATGTTAAAGATCTACTATGTTTAGGAGTAAAACTTATTTCTTGTCCTTTTACTTGATCTATATCTAAACTACCAGCTCGACTATGCCCGACCCAACCAGGTGTCTTTTCAGCAATATGTGCAATCTCAGGATGAACGACACCGGACTTATCCATAGTCATTGATCCTACACCGCAGGATACCTTTGCTCTTGCCATTTTATTAAATACATATTCCCATTCCTCGGAATATTTCCAGCCGCGCATATTTTTATTAGCATCAGGCAAATGTAAACATACAACTTCTATTTGTTTATTATGCCTTTCTAAAAGATTAACTACAGTGTCTACTTCTTCAGCTTTCATGCCATATAGTGTGGAAAATACTGCTACAGTAAAACCCTTTTCCAGTGTCATCTGTAACATAGTTGTACAATCAGGATTTGCCCACGGTTCGGCCATACCACTAAAATCTATTCTAGTATTAATAGGTAACTTATCTAATACTATTTCTAAATCCTGTACAGTCATGTATTTTAATTCTTTGCCATATGCATCTCTGAGATTATCTTGAGGACAGAACGTACACATCAAAGGACACCCAACCATAGTTGTTAGTTCCATGGCAGGAGGGTGTGGATGTGAATACCCGTATTTTTGTCTTACAGGTGGGACTATAGGTCTTTGCTTAAATGTTATTGTTTTTTCCATGGAAGAACTCCGTTGTATTGCCTCAGCATGAACTCATTGCCATTAAGAAAAAATTCAGCTCGGACTGAATCAACTCTATTACCAGCTCTATAGTTCAAACTATATTTATAGCTCGGAGATCCCTTTAAATTATTTTCAAGTAACGCGGACATCATTATTCTATCTATTTCAGGTTGTTCTTCGGGATGTCTTGCACGTCTATAAAAAAGAGGAGACATTTGTACACAAAGATTTTTAGGTAAAAAATAACACCCTACATCTACAAAAAAATCACCAATACATGATTTCCAATTACCTAAACTTTCACAATCATCATTACAAATAAATTTTCCAGACTGATCCACAATTTTTCTAAAAGAAAATGCCCAATGATTATTCTTTACCGCTTCCACTAACGCTTCGATATGTTCTGAATCTAGATAATTATCCTCATCAATAAAACAAAAATAATCTGCATCAATAAGATATGTACATGCCGCATATATTCTATGTCCGTTATACCCACCCTTACCTGTGTTTTCAGATAAAGGTAGGTGTTTAGATTTACTAAATTTTTTCAATATCTTGGAGACAGTATCATTATGTTCTTTGCCATCAGATACAACAATATGCTTAAGATTCTTATATGTTTGTTTATTAATGGAATCTAAATTTTGTTCTAAAAATTTTGTTCCAATAGTAGGTGTAATAATAGCAACTGAAGGTTTAGCAATCATTTCCAATAAGCTCTTTCAAATCTATTAAATAAATCTTTGTTCCTAGGTAAATCATTTTCTTCAGGCCATTGCCAAGCATCTGTAAACATCTTTGGCCATTCTACGTATGAGGTATTATTTCCAGCCCATCGTGCACCTATTATCCCATAATGTAATTGTAGCACTCCGCATAAAGTTATACCTATCTTACCTTTATTTTTAGCATGATTAGCAAGAGCAGGGGCCCATGCTGCAGCACTTACTAATAATACATCATAATCATAAGTGTCGATTTCTTTTTTCATTGCTTCTAGAGTTTCATGCCAATTATTAGTATTAGGATAAACTCTATCATCCATCTGAGGATGAAAGGGGGAACGAACTACACCTACCAAATCATACCCTGCGATATCCTCTACTTTGTCTCCCCAAATTTCTTTTCTTTTATTCCATTGTTTATTAATTGTCTCCACAAAATTGGAAACTACTAATACCTTTTTACCTTGTAATTTCTTGGTCCATGGATTGGGGCATTCAACATCTACTATACCTTTGTTTATTAGATATCCTGGATCCAAAGCTAAGATATCATCCACTCCGTAAAAAGTAAATTTATCCTTACAATATCTGTCATTAAAATTTTTATTAGCTTTTACGTTTCCTGAAATATCTACGAATCCTAACATATCAGCATTAAGCATTGCTCGATAATTGATCGGAGCCCAGGTATTAGTCAGATAATTCATATCTGTAGGATAAACACCAGATGTTAATGAAATCCAATAAAAGAATTCATTTAATGGAGTTTCATTTTTATTAAAACAATCTAAAAAATACCCCTCCATATTTCCCATTCTAATTACAGTAAATGGATCTCCTTTATCAAATCTTTTAATAATTTCATCATTGATTGAAGATAGTGTATCCTTATCTTTTACATTATACTGTGGCATGATTTTCCTGATAATATTTTACAAGTTTATTTCTATCTTTTTTAATGTAATAGAAAGCTTCTTGTATATCATTTGGCAACGAATTAAATAAATCTAACATCTCTTTCTCGGCACGATTCTTATCATAGTTTGTACCTGAAGGATGCTTTACAGTGTGAGCATAATCTCTTAACACTGGTCTCTGCATCATATGACTCAGTGCAGGATATACAATATCAAAACTCCATCCCATTTTATATGGGGAGAAATCTACGTTTCTACTTTTTGCCTTCTCGATAATATCCCTATGTATAAACCAACAAGTGCAATCTGTATTCGCAACCATTTTTAACTTAGATTCTGGATCAACGAATGCGTCCAAATCTGTTCTTGTAGAATCATACCATGTGTAATCCACATTTGGAGCGTATATCCCCCAGTTATCTTCCTCAAAGTATTTTCTTGCATCATTTATTAGATCAGACCATCTATCATAACTTGCATCCGCTTGAATATGAAACATAACATCTGCATCAAATAGATTTAAAGCTGCTAACATTTGATCAGTAAAATATGCAGACTCGCCTATATTATGCCAATCTTTTTCTTTGTGATTATCATCACTATTAATAATGATTGGCTCAATACCTATTTCTTTTAATTGTTTAATTTTGAAAAGTGTATTCTCATATTGGCCGCGCCAATTAAATATAAAGGTTTGTATTTTCATCTTTGCATTATCTTATTGTAAACCACAGCATCAAACCAGTTAAGAAAATTATCTAGAACTAGATAAGAGGGTGGAAGATTATTAGTAAATTTTGGTGCTTTTAGATAAGAATTATATAATTCATCATCTGAGTCCACCTTAAGAACATATTCTACGACATCATCTAAAGTATCAAAGTCATGTACGTTAATAAAAGATTTAGGATTGAAGTCTGAAGTTATAGTTTCACTGCCCCAATAAATTGGAACAGTTCCTGCATAAAAGGCACTAAGAATTTTTTCTGTTACATATCCAGGATGACTCATAGATTCAAAACATATATTGAATTTTCTAGTTGAGAGAAAATCTATTTTAGATTGCTCGCCATCAAGTTTAGCTTGTATATTATTATACAACTTGCCACCGCTGTCAACAGATTTTTTAGAATTTAGTTTGGTAAAGAAATCATTTCGTAGTTTACAGTTTGGATTAGAAACTACAAAGGAACAAAATGAGTCTTTTTTCTTAAGATCAATATCATTCAAAATATATGTCATCGGGTAAGGCATCTTGTGAATATGGTTCCATGCCCACATATAGATTACAAATAATGGTAATCTATAATGCCATGATTCAAAGTTATGATCAAAACTTATAGCATAATGACAATCATAATCTTCCGGTCTTTGATTTTCTCCAGTAAAAAATATTTTAATAACATCTTTTTTAGAATATTTTCTATTGTCGGTGCCGAAGTTAGTATCACCAAAAATTAGAAAATCTGGAGATTTATTATCAAATTCTATTTCATAACGTGTAGCTAGAATAGAATGAAAAAATCTAGCAAGGTGATCATGAGTATCTGTAAATCCTAGTTTAAGCTTTTTCATAATGAGTTTTATACCATTCTATAGTTTTAATTATACCTGTTTTCAAATCAGTTTTTGCTTCCCATCCTAAGTTTTTTATCTTATCAACATTTAAAACTTTACGAGGAGTTCCGTTAGGTTTAGATGTATCCCAAATTATTTTGCCTTTAAAATTTAGAACATCTGCAATTAGATCAACTAATTCTTTAATAGTGACGTCTTGACCAGTACCAACATTAATAGTGTTTTGGCAATCATTATAATTTTCCATTAGATGCACACAAGCATCTGCCATATCATCAACATAAAGAAATTCTCTTTTAGGAGACCCATCTCCCCAGCAAACAACTTCTTCAGGATTGGATATAAATTTATTTATAAGACCAGGAATAACATGACTATTGACCGGATCAAAGTTATCACCAGGACCATATAGATTGGTTGGCATACAAGATATGAAATTACTATTATACTGTTTACTATAATATTGGCACATCTTTAATCCGGCTATTTTTGCTATAGCATATGCCTCATTAGTTTCTTCTAAATAACCAGATAGTAATTGATCCTCAGTTATAGGTTGATTAGCAAACTTAGGATATATACAAGATGATCCTAGGAACAATAATTTTTTAACCCCAAATTTTCTAGATGATTCTATGAGATTATTTTGAATCATTAGATTAGTATAACAAAATTCAGCAGGATAAGTTTTATTGGCTATGATTCCACCTACTTTAGCTGCAGCAATAAAAACGTATTCTGGCCTATTATAAGTGAACCACATATCTAAATCATTAGACGATGTTAGATCGACTGTAGATTTGGGCACTGTCACTACATTATGATAATGATTTTTAGATAAGGCTTTAAGTATTGCTGATCCCACTAATCCTTTGTGTCCGGCAACAAATATTTTACTATTTTTATTCATACTAAAAATAACCTATAGGAAGGCACACTTTTCAAAGTTGTTCTATAGTAAGTGTCTGATTCATTAGACCAATTAGCAGCATTAACTAAGTTACTTGAAGGACATCCTAAAGTATATCTTGCATCACCTAAAATAACAAAATTTTTCACTATTTCTAAAACTTCATCATTAGTAGTTTTTTGAAATAATTCATATCCTTTTTTATCAACTGGTATAAGATTTTTACAATCTATGTATTGAATATGTTGCATAACATCATAAGACATACTATAGTCGTCACCTATTAGATAAATATCATCACTTATTACAGAAAGCAATTTAATATCTTCAGCAACGAGCTGAGGAGGAACAATTATACTTTCCTGTCTAAGTTTATCCCCACCTCTGAAAAAGGCTGCAGTATAATTGCCCGTGGGTAATTCAATATTTTTATTATGTAAGTATGTCCTCAAGGATGTTTTTATTTCAATGTATCTCTTTATCTTGAATGAGGAATATATGTCTGCATTATAAGGTGTTTTATCTATATGTTCTTTTAATAAAGTTCTCATCACATCAAAATCAATAACTCCTGTATCATCAGGAACTTCATCCCTAGATAAAAATAAAAAAGTGTCATGAAATAATTCTGAGAAAGGAATCGGATATGGCCACCATTTATTATCTACATCATTAACAACTAATTCCTTATCCAATAAAGATGCCACATATTGAGCAACAAGAATATTTTCTATAATAGAAAAGAATCCTGAAAACCTAGGAGTATACACTAATCTTTCAGAATGAGAAATTGTGGGTATATCTATAATCTTACTGCCAGGTAAAGAAAATGCCCGAAATGATTCATCATCTATACCTATCAATGATTTACTTTTTACATATCTTAGACAAGAAAGTAATTCTTGCTTATCCAAATTTTTAAGTTTAGGATATAAACTCTTTAGATCGTCTTTGACTAACTCTGCAAATTCAGCATCAGTAATCATTCCCCAAAAGTTGAATCTAGCTAGTATTAATGCTATCCTAGGTATTTGTCTAAGATCATTCCTATATCCTTTAGTGAACTCGTCAACCAATGAAGAACTAAAGTTTCCTTTTGCATTAGCAAGTTTAGGTCTTAACGTATTATAATACTTATTCCAAAAAGTATCATTTTCATTTTCATCTTTGTATATACTAAATTGTAGCATTTATGCACATCTCTTCCACTAGTTTATCAAAATCATATTTTGGTTGCCAACCAAGTACACTCCTTGCTTTCGAAGAATCGCCTAATAAAGTCTCGACTTCTGCTGGTCTAAAATATGCTGCATCAACTGAAATAACTTGTTTACCAGTATTCAAATCTATACCTATTTCATCTAATCCTTCTCCATGCCATTCTATTTTCATATTAAAATAAGGAGCGCATTTTTGAATGAATTCTTTAACAGAATATTGTTCCCCGGTAGCTATTACAAAATCTTCGGCTTTATGATGCTGCAGCATTAACCACATAGCTTCCACATAATCTTTAGCATGACCCCAATCTCTTTTAGCATTCAAATTACCTAGACGTAGGGTATTCAATTTGCCTTCTACAATATCTCTAAGCCCATTGGTAATTTTTTTAGTGACGAATGTATCACCTCTTCTCATAGACTCATGATTAAAAAGAATACCGGAACAGGCAAACATACCATAAGATTCTCTATAGTTTTTAGTTATCCAATATCCATATAGTTTAGCCACACCATATGGAGATCTAGGATAAAATGGTGTTGTTTCTTTTTGTGGTATTTCCTGAACTAGTCCATACATCTCAGATGTAGATGCCTGATAAATCTTAGTGTGATTTTCTAGCCCTAATAATCTCACTGACTCTAAAATTTTTAATGCACCCAATGCATCAACTAATCCTGTATACTCAGGTGTTTCAAAAGAAACTTTTACATGGCTTTGCGCTGCAAGATTATAGATTTCGTCGGGTTTTATTTTTTTGATGACGCCCATCAAGGACAAAGAATCAGTTACATCACCATAATGTAATTTGAGTTTTTTATTATTATAGATATGATCTATTCGTTTAGTATTAATGCTAGAAGATCTACGCACAATACCATGAACATCATATCCCTTCTCAAGTAATAATTCTGCTAGATAAGATCCATCTTGACCAGTAATACCAGTAATTAAAGCACGCATAAAAACCTATGATAAAAAATTATATTTATTATTTATAAGCAAGAAAAGGGGCACACAAGTGCCCCTAATTATTTGTTTGCCTTTTAGAAAGGAATTTCTTCTTGACCCAATGGTGTCTCTTTAGGAGTTTCAACAGGCGTAACTGCAGGCATATCTATTTTCTGATAAAGATCAATAAAGGCTGACTTTGTATCTGAGTCAAAACGATTAATACATAGATTAATAGCTTTCTGCTTATCTTTAAAAACAGAATAAGCCTTTACAATATGAACAAGTCGTCTTGTAGAAACAATCTCATCTATAGCACCCTCAGTGAATGTCTTACGAATAATCTCTGCCCAATTTACAAGCTTGTCTGCGAAATCTTCATCAGCACATCCTAATGCTTCCATGTTATTCAAAACAATTTTCTTTTCAATAACAGAAGTTGGGTATTCTTGTTCAACAGTCACAGGGAAACGCTCAAGAAATGCCTCATCAAGAATTTGTGCTGCTATATACTTACCATCATCTGTACCTCTACCTTTAGTGTTCGCTGTAGCTACTACATTAAACCCAGGGGCCCCAGATACTACCTCACCTGTTTTCTTCACAAAGTATGGCTTACCTTCTAGAATACCTTGAATACACATTAACTTATTGCTGCCTCGATCGATTTCGTCAATCAAAAGAATAGCGCCTCTACGCATTGCAGTAATAACAGGTCCTTCTCGGAAAGTTACGTTGCCGTCAATAAGAGTCGAACCACCTACAAGATCATCTTCATCTGTTTCGATAGATACGTTGACTCGAATAACTTCTCGTCCCAACTTAGCACAAACTTGTTCCACCATAGTAGTCTTACCATTACCTGTCAATCCAGTAATGAATAAAGGATAGAATTGTTTGGACTTAATAATGGATTCTAAATCCCTAAAGAATCCAAAAGGAACATAAGTTTCATCCTTATCAGGAATGAGGTTACCTACTTCTGTAAGTAATTTCTTTTGCCGCAGTGGAACAACTTGTGCTTGCATTGCAATTGCCATATCTTGTTCTACGACAGGCGCTTCTTTAACTACCACCTCACTTACTCCTGAAAGAGAAATTAAACCCTTGTCTAAACGATACTCGGCTCCATTGACTAACCAATTAGGAATAGCCATGGATTTATCTTTAAAATGTGCAATCAAATTCTTTCGAGTAATTGTCGAACCAAAAACATCTCGAAGATCAGATACAATTTTAGCTTTCTGCGAATCAGTCAATTTCATAATAAACACTCCACGTTGTACATATCTTATTATAAATTAATTTGAATAAAAGGTCAAGCAATCTGTTCAATAAACTTGTTCAAAAGAATACGATTCAGTATCTTATTCTTTTGATTGGATACGAATGCTTTCAGCAATTCACGCTTATTGAAGTCATCTTTCACGTCGATTTTAGATTCTTGAACTTCAAGATCTTTACTAAGTACCAAAAAATACTTGTCATATCCGGTATTGTCCAAACCAAAATACTTATTCTTTCTAGAAAATCTAGCAGCTTCTTCTAGATCCACATGCTGTCCATATAAATTAGCCATATAATTAATTGTAGTTCTCATAGGACGAGTGCTAATAAAATAGCCAACTAGATTAGTATTAGTCTTAGCTTTCATCATTTTTAGTAAACCAACTGTCATTGGTTCATTTGGTTTACAAGTAACTACAATACCAGTTGCTGGATCCTTTAATACTGCGTTGTACATTTTAGATCCTGCTTCAGATGCTAGAGCTCTATAGTGTCCATTTTCCCAGATGCATCTAGTTTCTGCACCATCACCATCAGTTAAAAAGATAGTATTTGCTACATCTAATTTATTAGCCGCTTTAAACTGTTCAATAAAATACGTAGCCAATATGATAGACTCATCTAAAGGAGTGCCATGTAATGTCAAATACTTAGGCACAGTGTTCGTCCTCAATGATCTGAAATAACGATTCTCATAACTATGATCTGTGTCCTCAAATGCTGCACCAAGTTGCAAAAGTCTATGCTGCGCATTTCTATATTCTGCCTTACTCATTCTATTAGATAGAAGATTAATGAGATATACATTACGCCCATCAATAGCTAAATCTTTATTGTGTTTAGAAAACTTTTGATGTCTAAACGATGAATCCCCTGTTCCGTATTTTAGCTGTCCGAGATACGAATTATCAGAGAAAGCAAATACTTCAAATGGAATGGATACTTTTTTGCAGAAATCTGCTAAAATTAAAGTCTGTTCAATAGTATTGGTAATATTGTTACTCATAGATCCAGACCAATCAACGTACATCACCATACCATGATTTTTACCATTAGGTAATTTAGTTACACGTTTAAAAAGATCCTCTTTCAATTTGTAAGACCAAACTTTGTTAGTATCAAGTTCACCTGTTTTAGATACGCTAGCACGCATATACTGACTAGCATTTCTCTTAAGTTCAAATTCTTTGACCAAATACATAATGAATTTCATGTTCTTTTCTTTGTATTCACTATATAAACGATTCCTATCAAAGCTTGCTAACACACTGTCTGGTACATTATATTGATGTTTAGATACATAATCATAAAAATTATCCCAAGGTGAAAAATCGCAACCATTATACAACACCTTATAATCTATAATAGCCTCATCTAATTTCACTTTAGGTAGATTAGCATATACATAAGGATGTATATCATCAGACAACAAAGTCGATTCTTTAGCTCTAAAATGTCGATCCGTCTCAGATATAGGTTCATATTCATCACCTGATCTAGATCCTTTACTACCTATCTTGCCTTTTCCATCATCATCTCCTTCTTCATATTCATCTCCTTCCTCGTATCCTTCTTCATCATATCCTAGTTCGTCAAAATCAGTAGTAGGATTTTCCTTATGGTAAGTATACAATTCCTCAGCTAATTTGTATACGTCATCCCAAGTCTCTAGTTTTTCCATTCGATCTACATAAGTTTTTTCATGCTGTTCGAAAGGTACATTCAATAACGAACCAATTTTAAAATGTAAGTTTAAACGATCAATTAAGGGCAATGAATTAACTTTCGTTTCATCCACACCAAAAAAGTCGGAGTCAAATAGTTCTCGATATCCTCTATAAAAAGGACCTCGAAGACCAGGGTAACGATTTTTAATTTTCTTTTCAATGCGAGCATCTTCCACTACATTAAGAAAGGATCTAAATCCCTTACCTTTTTTCTCAATAGCAGTATGCCAACCCTGAGGTGGAGTTTCCCATGCATGTCCTACTTCATGACCTACTAAGAGATCATAAATGTCTGTTGACATATCTTTCCAAATAGGAAGTGTCAGAATTCTATTCTTCGGATCGAATGATGCAGTATGGGTTTTCTTATGTTCTACTATGAGATTTTCTTGAGCTAGCAATTTTGCTAGAATTGACTTTGGATTTGCGATATTTGACAAAGACATATGTGGCTCCTCACTATATGTCTAATTATATATTAGATAGTATTAGGTGTCAATACTTTTTAAAGTTTGAGGATAAAAATAAAAATCTATCAATATCAATGACTTACTGAGATGGTCTAGTTATTGCTAAAATTTTGGATATCTGAGCATCAATAATTGGCTCTCTATTCGGCCATTTGATAGTATCTTTGCTTGGATTCTTTTTCAAA